TGCCAATGCTGCTTCTGATCCTGTAAAGGTTAAAGTGAATCCACTTCTGTCGCCTTGAGCAGTACCCGTGCCAGCAGTACCAGCAGTTAAATCTAATCCTCTTGTTTTACCAAGATACCAATATACGCCGTTTGAATCTTTTACTACTGCAATCAAAGTATTCTGTGCAAGTAATAAAATTTCGTTTCTTGTAGCGGTTTGTAATTTATTTAATACAACCATTAATTCCTGTGCATAAAATACTGTTCCATTCTGTACGTTAGTAGTGATTGTTTGATTCATCATTGATGTATCCTTTACTTGCTCGTATTTATAGAATCTTTTACCTGTTGCCTTTGTTAATGTTGTAATCACTCCGCTTGCTTCGGTTGTTGCAGTTACGTTGGCTGCTTCTATGAAATACACTTCCGTAACACCGCCTAAGCTATCCTTGCAGTCTAAAGTGTATCCTGATGTTAATGCGCACGGCATAATATATAATTTAAAATTTTATTAAAAATGGGGAGTATATTTCAACTCCCCAATAATTATGCTAAGATAAACTTAACGATCTCATCTGGGAACGCTACGTTTACACCCATTTTGAACTCACTTACAAAACGAACTTGATCAGCTTCTTTTGCGTAGAAAATTTCAAACTTCTCTTCCTCGTTCAATAAATCTGTACCTAAGAACAAGTTAGATAAACGCATTGCGTAAACCTTGTTAGTTCCGTTCAAACCTGCAAGTGCTACAACTTTGATCATAGTACCTGGTAATACGAACTCGCTATCAGCTTTTACATCAATTTGGTAGAAGAATGAACCGCTATTTTTAAGAGCAACTGTGTAAGTTCTAAATAAATCTTGACCGCAGAAGATAGTCATATCATCAGCAGCTACTACTTTCGCAGGGATTGCTTGATATACACCATCAAAAATGCTGATTACATTCGCAGCAGTAATTGTGCTTAATGGCGCGCCTGAAATGAAAGTAGAAGCGTTAGCAGCTACAACACCAGAAGCAGCACCGATTAATTTAACTAAGCCGTCAAACTTATTTAAGTTAACGTTTACGCTTGTAGTATCGCCTTGCCATAAAGAAATTTCTAATTGTTCAGCGATTGTCTTTGCTTTCTTGTCAGCAAATTCTTGCTCAAAAGGAATAGAATCATACATTGATCCTGTTGGTAATGCCTTTTGTAAGTACTTAGATTCTAAGTCTTTAGGACATAATGATTCGTTTACTTTAATTTTTCCAACTGTTACTGTTCTTTGAGTAAAAGTTGTAGAACCAGATGCGTTGAATCCGCAAGATCCACCTGCTTGGAAGATCGCGTCTGTGTCCATAATGTTAATCGTTTCAGCAGACTTTACGCCCACCATAACGTTACCTGCGCTTTTAATTAAAGCTGCGGTTTTTGCTCCTAATACAGAATCAGTTACCAATAAGGCTTCGTTTTGCTCTGTATAAGCTGCTAATGTTGATACGTCAAATGCCATTGTTATTAATTTTTATTTGTTTAAAATTGCGTTTCTATATTTTTCTAATCTTTGTTCTTTAATGCCCTTTGTATTTACAAACTCATTAAAGCTATTTGGTTTTTTAATAGGATCTTCGCTTGGCGTATTTGAAAGTGCTTCGATTAATTCAGCTACTTGTGCAAATCCTTGCTTAACCTTATTTTCTAAATCCAAAACTTTTGCGTCAGATACATTCTTAGCTTCAATCAATTCAGCAATCTTTGCTTCAAATTGTTCAGCCATTTCTTGAATCTTTTTATCTTTGTAATCTGCTCCCGCTTCAACTTCTGTATCAACTTCTGGACTTGCTTCTACTACTTTAACTTCGATTTCGGTAATTTTGCCGTTCTCATCTAAAGTAATTTGTGTGCCGTCCATTAAATCGTGATCTCCTGCTGGTGCAGGTTGACCTTCAATAGTTACTAAACCGCCAATCTCTAAAGCTGAAATCTCAACCTTAGTTCCGTCCATTAATGAATATTCTGCCATTTCAACCTTAGTCTCCTCAACTTTAGGGTTATTAGCTTCATCTTCTTTAACAGGCGCAGCATTGTCCTCAAACAAAGCCTTAATTTTTAAAATTGCTTCCTGTGCGTTCATACTTTTTTTATTATATAGTTAAAAAATAAATAGTTTATCACTTAACTTGTGATAATATTTTTTTGATTGCATCAACCATAGACGCAACCTTGTTTACTTCCTTCGGTTTGTAGGTAAATAATCCCTCTACGCTGAAGCCCATTATTTGTCCGCTTTTAACCTTAGCCCAAGCCTCGTCATTATCCACGATCATAGATCCAAACCAACTGCCAACAGGCGCATCTTCAAATCCTTTCATTGGCATAATACCACGCGAAGGATCAGATATAAAACTTTCAAATAAGGTAACCCCCTCAAATTGTTGGTTAGAATCGTGCATTAAATTAACATTGCTTTGGAATCCTTTTTTAAAAAACTTCTGAACAATTTTAAGAATAGTGTCCGAACTAAAAGCCACATAGTAATCGCCATAAGTAGCATCAGACCTAAAAATAGGCGTATCAGCCAACATAATAGCACCCGAAATAATACGGCGATCTTCATTTGTTACCTCAAATTTTTGGGTTTTATTAAAAGCGTTCCAATTCTTTTGTATTGCAGGACGATCAACTAATGCAATGAAATCAACTTGTGAATCATCTTCTATGCTATCCGTAATGTCCAACATATAAATAGGTATCTCTGTATTCATATCTTTAAATAGTTTATTTGTGAATATTTATCGTTTAACTAAATCTTGCCCTTTGTCTTATGGCTGCCATTCTTTGTTGGTTACCCGTTACATCTGTTTCAATAACATAAGCCCTGACTGCCTGATTGCCTAAATCATTAATTGATTGTCTGCTTATGTTTGTAGTCTGTGCTTGAGGTAATTGCGGAAGCATAGGGGCTTGCGCAGAAGATCCGCCACCATCTTGAACTCCGCCACCGCCACCGCCACCGCCACCTGATTTGAATTTAGCAATAGTTGTCGCAGCAATAGTTGCAATACCAACTCCTGCTCTAATTCGGGCTGCGATATTTGCTGCCTTTTTTATAACCGCACCTCCATCAGGAAGTAAACTCCAAGTAGGATTTGCATTATTAGCTGCTATTTCTCTTTGCGCATTTATAACTACTTGTGCAATAGCTAATGCCCTATCAGCAATAAATAAAACATTTGCTAACCTTTCATTTTTTCCTGCTAATGTAGCTAATAAATTAAAACCTGCGGAAACTGCTGCAAATTTAGCATCTTGTAATTCATATTCTGCTTCTAATTGTGCTTCTTTAAAATCTTTGTCTATTTTTGCTCTTGCATCAGAATTAGCTTGATCTATTGCTAATATTTGAACTCCTGTTAGTTTTATATTAGCTATTGCTTTATTTTGTGCAATTACGTTTTTATCTATTTCCTCGTTTCTTTTTTTATCCCTTTCCTCTGCATCTTCTTGTTCAAATTTTCTAATATCATCTATATATATTCCCTCGCTATTTTTACGAGCAAATTCTCTACGCTTTAAATAATCCTCATAGCTTTTTAATAGATCCTTTTGTAATTTATCTGCTGCTTCTTTTTCCTCTCTTTCTTTTTTTTCTTGATTTTCTTTTCTGATTCTTGCTTCATTATCGAAAGCAGCTATTTGCCCGTCTGTATTTATTTTATTTATTTCTGCACTACTTTCCTCTGCTGCTTTTGCATCCTTTCCATAAACTTCTTGGTAATGCCTTTGATGTGATTCAACTCTTAATCTTCTATATTTTTGCTCAATTTCAAATATTTCTTGTTCACTTGCACCCTTAGCTTTAGCCCTTGCTAAATCTAATTTTTCTTGCCCTTCTAAAAATTTTTGTTCTGCATCTAAAGCTATTTTAGCACCATCTGCTATTTTTTTATTTAATTTATTTTGTGCCTCCTCTGCCTTTGCCGCTGCGCCTACATAATTAGAAAACGCTTGTACTGCTAATCCTATTGCCACAATTAATAAACCAATACCCGAAGCAATTAATGCAACCCTAAATGCTTTCATAGCAGTGGTTGCGCCTGTTACTGCTGTTGTTGTTGCTACTGTTGCCGCACCTTGCTCTACTGTTGCAACTGTTTGAGCTTCTGTTGCAATAACATCAGCTTGTGTAACTACAACCTTTTGACCTAATACAAAATTATATGCTTGCTGAAATAATGTTGTGCTTTTTATTATTGTTCCTAATCTTGCAAAGTCTTTAGCACTATCTTTTATTGTTGACAATCCTTGCGATAATGCCATAGCTGACTGAACCTTTAATAACGCTTTTTGAACGTCCTCTGATTCTGCACCTAATAAACCCATTGCTCCCTGTACGGCACTTAATCCACCTGCAACAGTTGTTAAAACTCCAGAAAATGCTTGAAACTTTTTGCCAGGATCAAATAAATCTGATGTTTCTCTTGCCTCTGATATTTTATCCCTTAATTCAGCTACTTTTTGAGCAGCAGCAACCGCTTCCTTAGAATAATCACCATATAAAGTCTGGGCTTTTAGTAATTCGCCATTTGCTTCTTTAAGTTCTTTTCTTATTACGCCAATTACCTCTGAACCTTTTGTGTTTATATTTATATTTAGATCTAAATTCTGTGCCATTATAAAAAATATTTTGTTTCAATAACCTTTAATAAACTAATTTTCGTTGTCTTGTATTCCATTGGGTTAAACCCGTCTACTTTATTAAGCCTAAATAATACCCCGTCAATCCAATAAAACTTACTAAAGTCTAAGTTCATAATGTCAATCGTATCTAATAAAGCTGAACAAGTTAATAGCTTTGAATCCTTGCTTGTTATTTCGGCTATGTATTCACTATGATACGCATTAAAGACATTAGTCGTAGGGTAAGTCGTAGCATTAAATTGAATCTCA